ATCCCTGCCCCGATTTCTCGCCTTACGATGGTTTGGGCCGCCAAGGTTGCGGTCCTAAGTATCGTAAGGGACGAGAAAGGAATACGTGACTTAACTAAAGCGTGTCAGGCCCTTAAAGCCTGAACTGCCTTACTTTCGTCAGTATATCAACAGGGGAGAGACAAGTATATTTGTACTCGTTTTAGGATTTGTTCTCCTAAACGAGAATGAGTATACATTGCCTTCAGGGATTCCAGCCGGGCTCCCAAGTCAAGCACAGAGTCGTAACCTCTAGAAGGAACCTCGTGGCTAAGAAGTTCGACCAATAACGGTCAGGACTTCGAAGTTTCGAGGATTCCAGCTATTGGAAACGGTGAAACTTCGACTCCGGCAGAGAATCATCTTTTGGCGAACTCAAAGCTATCAGAGCTTATATGAGTTTTAACCTTAGATATCTCTACACCGAGAGAAGAAATTATGTTTCTGTACTGACGAGCTACCTCGTCATGATGTATTACTATATCATCACCTAGTAGCATATAGCAGCGTTTTATCGCTTTCGGCTTAAGCCCAGCACGAAGACCTGCTATGAAAACTACCATGTGATGACACAGTGCAAACATGGCTCAAGAGGAGTACGCACCCATCGGTTGACCACAATTATATTTGTATGGTTTCCCCTGGTGTCAGAAGCTCTCTGAGATCATGATTTGCTTTCAACTTTCTGCAACTTCTCTGTTCGTCAACAACGATAAGAGACGCTCCTGAATTTCAAGAGGGAATCTATCTGTTGCTGCCGACAAGTCGAAGCTGTAGAATTTTGAAGATCTACTAAGGTCCTTAGCGAACACGCTGGTTAGGCGTGTTTGGTTAAAGGTACAGTCACCTGGAAGTCTACTCAATTGCTTATAAAGGCTCTTGTGTAAAGTTCTCAGTGCTGACTGCGACCAATAATCAAGTATCGCGAAGACCCTACTCTTCGTCTCCTTATCGTCCTTTACTGAAAGTTTCCTAAGTCTCTTATAAGAGACTTTGAAATACGCTTCAGAAAGCGAATAAAGAGGCGTCGATATGGCGCTTAACAGACGCCATATAGGAGCTTCTGGTGGATAAAAGGTTCGTAGACTATCTAATATAGTAGAGTCTTTGATACCTCTTAAATCTGCCAGTGCACCTTGTAGGCCTGGTCCGTTAGGACCGGCCTTAGTAGATCAGTGATACTCATTTCAGAGGTAGTTAAGCTTGGGTCGACCTATCGACTTGTGGAATTGAACCATTTCGAAGTCGCTGATTTCTCAGTGATTTCCTGTGCTAGGTTCCGTAATTGTCGAAAAGTCGACCGCTTTACCACCGAGAAGCACACGGGAGATCGATAACAGTGTTAACGATCACCTTATGGCCCATTGGTCCCCTTCTTTTATTCGGGTACGCAGGCCTCTCGATAAAACGACAGGCAGACGATCCGAATCTTGAAGGATTCCAGGAAGGTCAAGTGCTTCCCCGGCCAGGTACTTAGTCACCGCTAGCCGCTGTAACTTTATATGTTCAGCCATAGCGACCTTCCCTCTGGATTCTAGTCTGTTCCATTGCTTCCAAAACCGAAGCATGGAGTCAGATAAGAGATCAGTGGGGAGAGGAAGAAAGTAAGTGTTAGCAACTCAAAGAGTCACTCTTTGAAGTTCTAGCATATTATTAAATATAGTGACTTTGACTTCAGTGTTTAAGATTCTTAGCGCTGAAGTATATCTGGCTGCTCTCGGTGAGGTGTCAACACACCGAAAGCGAGACTTAGTCTGGAGAGAGTGACTTCTCCCGCCTTTTGGGCGGCTCGAGATTTCAACTTTCCACGCTCAAGCCAAGAATCGTCGCACATTTGTGCTTGGTTTCCTCACGGAGGCCACTTGGAGCCCGCTCTTTGAATGGAGAGCAAACCCATGCCACTGATATGCATATCTTGATTCAGATATGCCCGGAGCAATCCGGGGGGTTATCAGTGAGCTATCCTGCTTATAGCAGG